TGGGAGGCGCATTTCCCTATAAGAAACGCCGATCTATTAGACAAAAGCATGTTGTAAGATAAGATAGGATAGGATAAGTAATTATGGTGAAACGACCCTGGCAGCTTCCGGAATTGAGCAAGAAAGAAAGGAAGAGGTTAAAGAAGATGGCCAAGCTGCGGGATCCTTTTGAAATATGGATTGATCATCACAATCATAAACTGGAGGTGCTGCGCACATTGGCTGGATTGGTCAATGCCATCATTGGCTTTATGGTATTTTTAAGGGTATTTCATATAGTATGAAAAATCTAAAACATCTGCCCAGTCTGCTTTTTCAGCTATTGATTGTGATTTGGATATGGACAGGCGGACTGGTATTGCTATCACTTTGTTATGTTTATTTAAAAACAAAGGAATTTATAATAAACAAGCTGCACAAATTGGAGTAAACAATTGAACAAACTGCATCTTGCCTGGTCATAAAGATATGAGCATGATGGGTATTAAAGTGGCAGATCTGGAAGTGTTGCCCGATGAATTGGTGGAACGCTATCAAAAGAATTTCAAAAAGGGCCGCCGTCATTTTCTTGACAAAATCGTGCTGCACAACATGAAGTTGGTCATTCACCTGGCCAATCAATTTTATCCTCCGTCAGGTTATGACCGGCAGGACCTGGTCATGGCAGGAACTCCTGGACTGTTCACTGCCGCTCGCAAATGGCGTCGTGTTAAAGGTGCCAGCTTTGGCACTTATGCATCTTATCACATCAAGCATCACATTCGTCGATTCATTCAAAAGAACAGTCACGTGGTCAACGTGCCATATCGTTTCAACGATGAACTGGCCCGTGCACACCGGGAGAAACGCGGACTGGAAGAATCATTGGGCCATGGAATACGGGAAGATGATGATCGATTGAGCAATGCTGCATTGCGCAGTTTTAGCCGCGTGGCCACCCGGGTGGACCTGGATAACGGAGTGGATGAAAGTGGCCAGCCATATACCATCGACATACCTGATCCGGCATGTGAATCGCCTGCTTACGGGCAGGAGGAATATAAAATATTAAACAAGCTCATCAGTGAAATGCCAGATCGTCTTCAGCTCATATTGCGGGCTCGTTTTGGTTTCACGGATATGGACCATATTCCCACATTGGAAGAATTGGGAAATATCATGCATGTGACAAGGGAACGTGTGCGGCAATTGGAGAACTTTGCGTTGAATAAACTGCGCCAGCGGCTGCGTCATCTGCAGCGCCGCGAAAATCTGGTTCTGAAATAACCTGCAGAGCAACCTTGTTAATGGCATAACCTGTCTAATAGACAAACTTCCAGGGAATAAGCATCTGCAGTTTGTTATTTTTATAAAATATAAAATGTTTTTATTATCAAAATCCATTTCTTTTTTAAAAATATTTCATTACATATCAGGTGTTTACATCTTTTTTGAAAAAAATATGTTGAATTGTTTTCAGAATCATTTATATAAGAAATATGACTATCACATATCTGGATGAAGTTGCAGGGAAGAAAGCAGCAGATGCTGCTGTCCTTGCAGTTTCTGAAAAGAATAATAATATTGGAGAAGAAGATAATATGAATGCAACAAATACTGAAACACGTCGGGGCCGCAAGAGCGAAGGTAAAACATGCAAGTTGGTATGCCTGATCACAGGCACCACGCGTACCGCCGGTAGCGGTTACCTGGGAACCAAACCTGCAGAGTTCAAGAGCCAGTACATCTGTCGTCCAGCGCTCAAGCTGCTGCGCCAGGGACTGAATGTGCAGCAGGTACGGGAACAACTGAGTGCCGGGGCTGGTCTGCCTGACATCAGCAATGAAGTGCTGCAGAGCGCCATCAACCTGAACGGCAAGCACAAGAAATAAAATATATGAAATACACCTACAAGAACCGTCAGCCAGTGGCTGCGGTCCTGGAACCAGGCGTTCATCGTTTGACCATTGATGATGCTCGTTTGACCACCAGCCGCGCCGGAAACGAAATGCTGGAAGTGAAGATGCAGGGTCCCAACCGTACATTTGTTTGGGACTATCTGACGTTCACTGAACGGGCAATGTGGAAAGTTGATTCTTTTTTGCGCTGCTTTGAAAGTCAGCCAGAAATAGATGAAGCTATCGACTTTGACCAGCAATTTGCCGACGATTTGATTGGTGCCAGCGGCGATGTTCAGGTCAGCGTGATTGATTATGAGGGCAAGAAGAAGAATGACGTGGAAATGTATCTGGCTCCTCAAAATTCAAAAAACCTGGTCAAAAACACCAAGAAGACCATCCGGCAAATTTAACAGGATAAATTAATTTATCTGGATTAATTTATATTATCTTCCGTGAACATGACCCATCGCATGTTCCGACCGATAGGATAGTGGTCTCATATCCCAGCGGAAGATAGTATATTTTATAAAAAAAAAAACATATCCCAAAAGGGACATGCCAAAAAAATCAACAGGAGATGACCATGGGCAAACCTGTCTGAAGGGCAAGTTGCTCTATTAGAAAGATTGCACCATAATACACATATGAACATTTTGAAAAGATTATATATTTTATTTCCCATAGCTTTCTGCAGTTGCACTGGCATGCGCGGCGGAAGTGACAGTGACACTGGATTGTATCCAGGAGCGGCGACCGTGGCGGGCAGCACGGTCGTTGGAGCAGGAACAGGAGCTGCCATTGGTGCATTGGCCGGTCCTCCAGGAGCTGCCATCGGAGCAGTGGCTGGAGCGGCTGCAGGTGCAGGCGTTGGACTGGGTGTGAACGCCGTTAACAAACAAAACCAAAGTTACGTGGTGGCACCGCGTGATCCCGTCAACCGGAACTATGTGATCAACCCGTACAATAAAAATGAAAAACTATATGTGAAAGATGCAGCAGAAGGAAAAGTGATGCGCGATCCAGTGGGTCGAACATATGTGGTAGGGCCCTAACATGAGCGAGATCCTGGTATTTGTTTTAACCGTCATACTCTGCAGCACAGGTCTGAACACTTGCCGGGGACTGTGGCCATCCAACATCAGCCCGGTGATACCCCATAACATCACATATGTGATGGCACCACGGGACACATTCAACCGTCATTACGTGATCAACCCATACAATCCCAATGAAAAACTGTATGTGGGCGACGCTCCGGAAGGAACACTAAAAACAGATCCCATGGGTCGAACCTATGTGGTAGGGCCCTGAAAGGAAAAACAAATGAGCTCATGGACCAATCATTATTCAAATTCAACCCAAGCACACATGCAAAACAATGTTGGAAGACAGATAGAATTTAAGGATGATAACGGTGATGTTTGGAATGGCATTATACAAAGTGTCAGCAATGAACAGCATTATCGCGTCATGGTAAATCATGCCAGCATCTGGGAATGGTATGTTCTGTCTGATGCTGTAAAATTTATATAATATTATGCATCATCATTTCGACGATAGTGAAATCTTGGTGATGGCCCATGCAGCATTGGCTGCCCTGCAGCAACCCGATTTGGCAGAAGAGCTGCATCTGGAATATGATCTGGGTGATGATTTCATCCAGTCACTCAGAAACAAATGCCGCAGGTTGATCGATCATCACGCGTGAAGCAGGCATGCGATACGCTTGGCAAATTAAAGTCGGGGCAGAAATTCAGGTATACGATCCGTTGCTCAGGGGGGTGGGACAAATTCAGTCCTGTCAATTTTTCAAACTGTAATAGTGTTACAGTCCCGTTTTTTCACGGGTAAAAACAACACAGCAATAGGTCAGCTTTTTTTAAACGGCCCGCCAGATCCAGGGAACCAGTTAGGCATCCCCCCGGAACAACATTTGGATCCCCGGGAACCCCGGTTATTATCCGGCTTCTTGTTCATTTATATAAAATATAAAATCTTTTTTTTGTATGCATCTTACATAAATAGTTGTAATGACAAAGGTGAAGAAAATTTTGCAAAAAAAGACTTGTAGAGATAAAAAAAGTGTGCTCAAATGCCAAAATCCAAAACAGGAGAACCCAAATCAAGTGAGAATGACAAGCAAGCTCAGAAGCAAGCTGAAGAATCTGGTCTGTGTCGGACAAGATCTTTGGCGTGTATTCAACAGAAATGGAGATGCTTATTATTGCAAAGATCCCATTCTTCTTGCAGATACTGTTTATCGCAGGAAGTATAGTGAAGTGAACATACAAAATCTAAACGGCCAGTATATCAAGCAATATTTGATAACAGGCAAAAAGGACAAAACAGAAAACAAAGGAGTAATATGAAGAAGATAAAGAAGAGCAACCCCAGTCGTAAAATGATCAGCGATTTCATCGAGGAGTATTATCCTGATGAAGCAAACAAGATACTATTGGCAGATAATTTTGATGGAGCATTCGTTGGTATTGGAAGTAGCCATGGTGGAAAGAATGTGGCCATCTATGACCGAGCCAAATGTATTCGCATTTTGGAGAAGGATATGAGTCCGGATGAAGCTGAAGAGTTTTTCAGCTACAACACCGAGGGTGCATATGTGGGAGATTATACCCCAATCTTCATGCATAAGGTGGGCTAATGGTGGCTATTAGTCCATCTATTAACCCATTCCAACCCATAAAATATAAAATTATTTTCTTGTATTGTTTCCAAAATCTGTCATTCTCCATCCCATGAGCAACACAACTACAACGACCCCTAACAGCGGAGCGGTGATGAATCTCTCCCACGACGAAACCAATCTTACCAAGGTTAGCGAGATTGCTATTCCCGATCTCTTTAACCGAAGATTAAAAACTGGAAACGAGATGTTGGATAAAGTATTTGGTGGCGAAGGTTTGCTACCATCTACAGTTTTTACTCTCGCGGCTGGTGCTGGTCTTGGAAAGACAACCTTCCTCCTTCAAATGTTGAACAGCATGACCAAGGTGGGAATCAAAACAGCTTATATCTCTGGCGAAGAAAGCCGTGAGATGTTGGCATATACTTGTCGGCGTCTTGGTTTGAAGGATGTGAACATCGCTATTCAAACTGATGTAGACAAGGTTTGCGAACTGATGAGCCAAGTGGATGTGCTGGTGGTGGACAGCTTTCAATGTCTCTCATCTTCTCGCAAGATGAATGCGAGGGAGAAAGAAAGCTATTGTCTCCACGAACTAATCAAAACCAGCAAGAAAACCGAGTGTGTTCTTGGTATCGTGCTTCATGTTACCAAGAGCAACAACTATCGGGGTTCGACTCTGATTCCTCATGCCGTGGATGCAAACTTCATGATGCGTTCGGGCGTGACTGATGAAGATGTTCGGGTGATCTACAGCACCAAGAATCGTTATGGCAAACTCTACAATGTGGAATTGCGTCTTGGACATAACGGATTCGATTTGGATAATGCAGTCCGTATCAATGATGGAACTGCCCCTGCTCCGATTGACCCTCGCAAAGTGCGTTGGCAAGAGGATTTGAAAAAGGTTCTATCGCTTGCCGAGCCAATGACCCAAACCGATGTAACCAACGCTGTAGATGGAAATGTTCAGCGGGGTTATCTCATCATCCGACAACTCATCCGAGAGGGCAAGGTGATGAAGGAAGGTCGGGGAGAAGAAGCAGTCTACAAACTTACCGATGCTGGCAAAGCCAGTCTCGCCCAAGCCAATGAAGAAGGTGCGGGTGAGGAAGCTGGTGATGCTGGTGAGGTTGCTCAAGAGGAGGGTGGGGTTTAATCCCCCACCTTCCATCTAGGAGGACAAGTGAAATACGGAAATGAAGAACCAGCACTCATAGTCAAAGTGAAAAACAAATGGGTGATGACCCGACTCAATAGCGTGAATGGTGTTATCACCAGCACACACAAAACCCTTAAGGAAGCCAAAGCATATGCAACCAAACTGGAATACAAATATGAAGTGGGCAACAAAGCGTGGGCAAACGTATGAAAGAAAATATAAAATATAAAAAGTTATTGGACGAGAGTGTGGACATACTTGCAGAGTTGATGAGCCAAGCTGACGAGGATACTCCGCACCATTGTCGCACCCGACACTTTGATGAAAGCATGATGACTGCCCATGACTTCATAACAAAATATAAGAGGGAAACCAAATGATGGTGGTTAATTATGTTGCAAGAATGTGGTTTCAAATGGAGACACCTATCGGAACTTTTGATAATATACCGATAGATGAATTGTTAAACATGGCACAGAAAAGAATTGACTATTTGCGAAATCATCCTCAAGATGCAAATGAAGCGTTCGATTATGAGGACAGTTATACAACAGAAAAGGAGACTGCATGAAAAGAGCAACTGAAGTGTTGGAACAAATATTAAAAGACTATAGGGAACTGATCATGCATGGTGATAATGATTTGTGGAATGAAAGATTGATGGCGAATATAATGGATGCCCAACAAGCTTTAGCAAATGAAAAGATGCGGGGCAGATATTTGGCTGAACAATATGAGTTTGATTTTAGAAAATAATTGACAATCATCTTAGAAAGGTATATAAGGATAAGAACATGGTAGATCGAGTAAACATTAAAGTGACTGAACGAGACAGACAAAGCAACGATTCGTTTGCTCGTTGTCTAAAGAGATTCAGCGGTAAAGTGCAAGAAGAATGTGTGATCGAAGAAGCCCGAATGCGATCAAAGAAGATGAAGAGCAAAGCATTCAAGCAAGCCAAGCAACAATTAAAACAAAAGATGTGGGGCGATTACAAATGGAAGCCCCCATTCAAGCACGATAAACGAATAGGTCATACGGAGTAGCGTTTTCGCCTCCGTCGTCTAACTGGTCAAGACCCACGACTTATACTCGTGAAGCTCTAGATGTGAGCGCAATATTGGTTCGAATCCAATCGGAGGTAAAAAAAGATTTTATAAAAAATGATTTGGGCAGGTAGCTTAAATAGTGAAGCGCACGACTCATAATCGTAGGAGTACTGGTGCAAGTCCAGTCCTGCCCATTACTTTTTCAATTCTTGATCATATTCCCAATGACAATTAGGACATAAAAAAATTATATTCTCTCGGCTGTTTACAACACCCACTTTGGTATCCTTGGGAAACGATGCTATTGGTTTGACATGGCATATTTCGGTGTGTTTATTGTAAGAACATTTTTCACATTGATGTGTTCTGTCTTTATAAATTCTATTTGCATGTTGGCGTATATTATCATATCGATTACTGCCAATTCTTTTACAAATTTCTGAAATGGTATATGCGTTTATATGTTTACCGTACTTACAATGTTTCCCTTGTTGCTTACAATTATTACAATATTTTGTCCGTCTAGGATATGTTTGTGTTCCGCAACCAACACATGTTCCATAAGTCTTTTTTCTTTTTACAAAATGTTTATTGTTATATTTGGCTGCACAACTTGTGGAACAATATTTTTTTTGATTATGACCCTTGAGAGTATTACCACATTCTTTACAAATTATTATTCGAACATCATTCATTTATTGATATTTATCTTTTGTAGTTTCGAATAAATAATAATCTTGGGCAGATACCGAAGTGGCCAAACGGGGCAGACTGTAAATCTGCTGGCATTCGCCTTCAGTGGTTCGAATCCACTTCTGCCCAATTATTTATTATTGACAAA